CTTTGTTGACTTTCATTAACAACCTCCTCTTTAAGATATCAAAATAAATTTTCATTTAGAGATTCTATCTCTTCCTGGAATTTATCTTGTCATCTTTTAAGACCCACATATTCTGTCTTATAAGTTACTGTTTGAGTAGTGGCTCTCGCCATTCCTCAAATATGACTTGTAAGACTTTGCTGAACTTCAGGTTCTTTTTCTAGAGAATCTTTCTCTTTTTGAAGAGCCTTTATATATTCAGCAAACGAAGTTCTTCAAAGTTTGTCCATGAATATCAAGCTTTTAGAGTCTAATCTATTAGCTAACATTCCGTCCAAATTTTGAAGTCTAAAGTCACTTACTAACTCAACTAATGATAAATTATTATCAATAAATGAGTTGATAAGTTGCTCTAATCTTTCTACGTGGTTTTTAAACCCATGTATCATAGGTCAGAGCTTAACCAGGTCTTTACCATAAGATTCAAGATTTTGAACCTTAAGATATTGACTTGATATATCTTTAGTTAACTTCAGAGAATGTGAAACCATTCCATGACTAAGAATCTCCTTTAATTTTAAAGGAATTAATTCTTCAGGTCATACTACGAATTCATCTATTTTTATTTTCGTATTTAAGTAATTTCTTAATTCTTGATACGTTAATAAATTAAATGAATATCGTATTGAATGGTGGAAATCATATAACTCTCTTTTAATTGTATTAGAAGTTTTTCTTCTTTTTCCAATTAAAAGTTTGTTATATAATTCCCCAATCAAAACTAGTAAATCTACGTTTAAGGAAGGTCTTCTATTTAAATAACTAAAAATGTGCATGTATACAACATGAACACTTTTAATATTTGATAGAATACCTTTTAGACTCAATCCACTAATTTCTTTACCTCCTTTAATTCATCTCTTTGCAAATTCATATGTATCTTTCGATACATGTGTTTTCTGCATTGAAATGTCAACTCCTCATCTAGTCATAAGGTTTATATAGATTTGAGCTACTCTATTGTTTTTTATAACAATATCGTCTCCCAGAATTATATAATCCTTAAATTCATCGAAACCTGCTTTTTTGGCAGCTCAATGAACGACTAAATGATGAGTTAAGGTAAAGGCTGCTCAGCTTGTATAAGCACCCATGGGTTGTCCGACTGAATATCTATATTCTTTGTCTTCAAACTCATAGGTTCTGTCTACAAGAAGATTTCTTCAGTTTTCAGCAAATTTATAA